CTCCTTTGCCTAGGAAACCAGCTCCTTTACCAAGCAACCCTGCTCCTTTCCCAACTACTCCAGCTCCCTTAGCTGCACCACCAGCAACTCCTGAAGCCTTACCTAAGAGCTTTGCTCCTTTACCAAGTCCTAATCTAGTACCAAATGCACTTGCAATTCCTGTGCCAATAGCATCAACTGGAATAATAGATTCAATCCCACCAAGACCAACTGAAGAAAGTGCAAAGCCAAGAAGTCCTTGTGTAACTTCTTGACCTAAACCACCTTTAAAAATATCTCCTATTGATTTGCCGTCTTCACCTACTTGTTTATCCAAAGCACCTTTGAGTTCATCCGAGACCAAAGCAAATTGATCAAGGTTTGAATTTAGATCACGAAGAGTTGTTTCAGTTTTAATAGCAGTGGTGTCATCTCCAAGATCGTTTAATAATTGTGTGGTCTCTGCTAGAAGTTGACCACTCAAATTGGTATCCATTTCAGAAATTTGTTCTAATCTTTTAATTTTTTCAAGTTGCTCTTTAGAAATATTCTCAGTGTTCTTGGCACCTTCTTTTAATTCCTTGACAAGACCATTGAGGAGTTTTGCTTTATCGTCAAGGTCAATATCGTTATTCAACATTTCCGCAGATTGTTTAGCAATTCTGTTTAAGTCAACGGAGAGTTTAACACCCACTTCGTCAAGAGTGGATGTCATGTTCTCAAATAATCCAGTAAAGAATACTGCTTCTTCTGAAGAAACTGCTCCACCACTTTCAAGTCTCTGGGCAATATCCTCTAACTTTGCAACATTGCCCTCATCCAAATCAGATAACAATGTAGCAACATTTGAGTTTTCAGAAGCAACTTGATCAAGAATATTTTTATTGTCTTGAAGAATCTTAATGGTAGATGCTCCCTGCTTGGCAATTTTTACCAATTCTTTACGAGCTTCCTTTTGCTCTTCGAGTTCACCTTTGGTTGTTTGCCCTGTTACTTTGCGGACAAGCCCACGTGCCCTTTGAAGGGCAGGCTTAACAATGGTGGGGAGCTTTTGTGCTACAGCTCTCCGACGCACCCTGATGGGTTGTTTAGCTAAGGTTTCATTTTGTTTGGGGGTGTTTTGGGTGTCAATTGTTTCACCGTCAACACTATCATTTCCATCTGCCATTTATCTTTTCACTGATCCTTTTCTCAAACTTTTATCTTTTGCCTTTTGTAATTCTTTTGCAAGTTCTTCATTATAAAACTTTACTTCAGTATAATCAATATCATTTATTTGAACGGGATTTAAACTTAGTCTTCTTGCCAAAGCGTATGCGACCTTTAACATTGACTTCACGTTCACGAAACGGTAGAACGAGAGCTTGACCTCCATCAAGCTCGATTGTGATGGTGTTTTCACACAGACTGTCATCACTCAGTTTATTTCGGCACTTGAATTTAACTGGAGTCAAAGCATGGTACAAAAGTTTATCTACTTCGTCCAGTATTCTTGCATCTTCAAAATCTGTAATCTTATCAAACTTTTCATAGGCTTCATGAAATTCCATATCTGATTGAACAGCCATTAAAGCAATTTCATCATTCTCTTTATCTTGGTCAATGAGCAAATAATAGTCTTGCAAAGTACAAGGCATAAAAGAAGTTTCACCCCAACTGAACTCAGCCACTATTGGTAGCTCTGCTTCATCGTCAGAATATCCCTTGAGCATATCATCAAACTCAAGGTCTTGAGTATTCATTTGGTGACTACCAACCTTTTGGCATTTACCACATTTGTATTTTAAAATAACTTTGGTTGATCCTAAGGTCGAGATTTTCCTTAACAATGCTACATAAAGAGCATCACCCACTGTTATATCCATATCATGGAAGTTACATTCAACTCCCTTTAAGATTTCTTTAAACTTTTGTTTAGTGGAAAGGCTTTTGGTTTGGTTGAGTCGTTTGACTTCTCCAAAGGTGTACGGACGATATTGCATCTCAGCACCTGGAGCATAAGCCAAAGATCGGGAAGGAAATTTACTAAGAGTGGGATTTACTCTGGGGAGATCCTCATGGGACTTGACGTCAGGAGCGTCTTTTACAGGAGGTTTCTTTTTGGGATTAAGATTATTGATAGTTTCAGATTCAAGTTTCATTGCTTAAACTCCTAAGCAGGGTTATTCTCAGGGAACTCAGGCTTGGTTCCCGATCCTACAATGATAAAATTAACAGCGTAGGATTGCGGATCTGAACTAGAAGATCCGTTGAAGACAATCTCACCTTCAGGAAATACTCTGTAAGTGGTTGCTTCGATTTGCTCTTTTTGAGCGTTGAGTTTAAGTAACGTAACTGTTTTGGTTATTGAGGCGACTGGTCTTACTATTTGTCCATTGCTAAACACTAGCCGATTGATCCAATCGTCAAGCCAATTAACTAGTGTGTTGTCTTGGTTATCGAAAAATGTTAGTCTTAAATTCCTTAAGCCGTTGTTTCTTCTTAACGGAATACGAAGACTATCTAAATAACGTTCGAACTGGAATACTTCCAACCTTGCCCGTGTCTCCTCAACATCGGCTGCTGGAAAGAATACATCAAATGGGTTAGGGGCACCTTCGAACTTTACGTCCCAAAGGTATTTCTTCCCCCATTCGATATTTCTCAATTGTTCCAAGCTGTTTAGAAATGCCATAAGTTTTCATAAGTAGTTATTTGGTTAGAGGATCTTGTCTTCAAAGTTATCGTAACTCAGAATTAACTGAGGCTTTAAAGCATCGGAGGTTGCACCGTCAAGTGTTCCACCAAAATCAAAGTCTGCCAAAAATGCACCTTTTAATTTATATTCATAAATAGGTTCATCCTGACTATTCAATCTTTGGATAAGAATAATTGCTGACACATCTGCTTTGCTCTGTGCGACACCAGTATTGGTTGCCCATACTGCTTCACGCCAGTCCCTAAGGAAATTGTGAACCACGTTGTCTACAGTTTCAACAAACGTCAACGTAAGAGTATCCGAATAATTATAGATACCTGGTTGTCGAACTTGATGTCCTCGGAGATTCTGAATCACGGTTTGCCCAGTCAACCTTGGAAGTTCAGTCGACTCACATCGAATGTTCAGATCCTCCAATGTTGGTGGTGCAGCAACAGCTGCTGGGAACGATGCAAAGAGCAGGTTCCACCGGAACAGAGATGTAAAATCTCCTACAGACCTAATCTGGTCAAGTGTTGGTTTAGGCATTACTTTCCTCCTTACTTATGAAAACAATTATCCGTTAATTGCAGCTTGTGCTTGTTCGAAACTCAAACCAGATGCAGTGATAACAACTCTAACAGGGATTTCTTTAATTGCCCTGGTTGGGTTGATAAAGATATCTACAAGTAACCTACCAGCATCAATATCTTCTGCTGAGTTATTTGAACGATCTGAAACAACCAAGAAAGATTGAATACCACGATCTGCTTGAATGTCGGCAAGGAAATCTTCGAGCAAGGAAACAACCAATGACCGTGTTGCAGGATCATTGAGCTCAAAGAGAAATTCTTCCAAAGCCTCTTTAACAGCAGGTTCAATAACAATTAACAACAACCTTACGTTTAAGTCACGTAATGCTGAAGGTCGGCTGGTAAGGGTGTGTTGTCCCCAAATAACCAAACCTTTGCCTGGAGCAAATCGAAGTGGATTGATCTCGTCATTTTGAAGAGCATCCATTTGTCCTACGGTAAACCTTCTGCGGAGATCCAAGGCAACAAATCTACCTCTTTTGAAACCAGCAGGTGGGAACCACAATCTAAAGTTTGCAGCAGTGAAACTGATAGCAGCTCCAGCAAACCCAGTAGGCGAAATAAAGATTTGACGATTATTAAACTTATCAAAGATTTTTACGTGGGGTGAATACAATGCAGCAAAAGAAGAATCAAGGTTTAACTCATTCTTCCTGTAGTCCACAATGTCAGTGATAAAGGTTGCACTTGCTTCATCTGCAAAAGGCACAGAGAGTAAGGCTACACAATCCCCACGACCTGTAACTAAGTTACAAATCTTTTCGAGTTCTTGACCGTAAGCCACAGTGGCGAAACCACCATCCATAAGAACAGTTAACAGTAAGTCGTCAGGGTTATCAAGAGTTCTTACAGCAGTGATCATTTGAGAATCGGTAATTGCCAATCCGTCGTCACCAGCGTTCATGAATAAAGTTGTAGCTTGAACCAGTGGCCCAATACTATCAGCAACAGCAAGATTATCTTTAGCTCTAATGAAGAGACTTGCTTCAAGTGTATCTTCAATGTAGATGTTTCTTCCGAATCCATCTAACTTACCTTCAATTCGAGAAACAGTATGAGTTTCAAGGGCAGTAGCAAGATTGTCTGTTCTGTAAACTTCAATGATGAAGGCATCTGCTTCTTTAACAATGGCTTGATCAGTAATAATTCTGAAACCGATTTCGTCTCCCCATACACCTGGGTTGGCAGCATGGATAAGAAACAATTCGTCAGTAAGATCTACTTCAGTAACACCCTGAGTGGTAACTGTAATTGAAACTCCGGAAGCTGGAGAACCATCAGTTGCATCAGTGGTTGCACCCACAGCAGCATTGGTAATTGTGAGAACCGCTGAAGCAGCAGTTGCACCAAAGTCCCCAAGGGCATCAACAATAACTTGTGTTTTACTTGCTACGGTAGCAGCGTCGTCAGCTGCTATTACGTCAACCTGAACTCCGGTCTTACCACCAATTGCAGGATC